TGTAAAGACTGTTAACGGCGGTGTATATGTCTGTCCATGGTGCAGAGCTAACGTTGAGTGGTTCTGCCGGGGGACGAAAGGATGGGCTAGATGCGCGAACAACATTAGTGCCACGCGCATATATGTGGCAGGACAGAAGATACACATTTGCGAATGGGAAGGGCACGTGCGGCGCCGGAGAGATGGGGTAGCGGAGTTGTTCTATACAGAAGATTGTGTTGACACCACCGCGGTTCCGTGATATTATATGGATATGTTAGATAGTAGTGCCACACACAAGCATATGCGCGGGGATCTGGTCAAGTGGTACTCATATTATGATGATCAGATTATTAGCGACGCCGGCTACGGTATCGTTTTAGCCATCGATGTCAACTACTATAAGATTTACATGTTCAGGGACCAAGTGTTTAGGTGGTTTGCCGGCAGTGATGTCGAGCCGGTAGCTTAATGGCGCCTAGGCAAATAAAAGTTCCAGTTCCCCACAGTTAAACTATTTACTTACATGAACAATGCTGACGACAAAAGCTTTCCCCTACGCAATATCCAATATCTTATTCGTGAAGCGCTGACAAAGACAGACAAAGACGAAATCAAGCGTATTGCTAAGAAAGAGGTAGAGCGCGAGCTTAAAGCGAAGCTAACGGCTGCTGTCGAAGATGAAGTTAAAAAAGCCTTAACCGATAAGGCAACGAAACAAGAAATCGCTGAGATATCTAAGTCGATCATTAAGAAGCTTTATAAGGATCTGTCGATGCACCATCCTTATATTATTGATCGCATTAAGGTTTAGCAACAAGATTTAACATATTAATAATATTACCGGTTTTTTGAAATAAATAGGACTATTTATCACTCAATAAAGCATTAAAAAACTTTAAGTTTAAGGACTTATTCTCTCATGAAAAACTTTTATATACTTGGTGGCGCTGTGGTGGTTGGGCTTGTTGCTGTTGGACTCAATAGAGCAATCGTTGACTATGATGGTATCCCGGATATAACACTTGCCCCACAAAGAACTATTGCTCTCGCTAGCGATCAACTGACTGAGTTGGTTTACTTGCCCGACAATACATGCCGGTTTACCGGAGACTTTGATGCAGATATCGATGACTACCGTGCAATCGTAAAATCATGTCTTGATCTTCGCCACCGCGAAATGAGAATCGAACCGATTTATATGCACTAAATCATCGACACTGTGCTATGGAAGTTGTGAGTCTCCGAGTCGGCGACATCATCGTCGACCAAATCACTGGAAATATCGGATTGTTAATGGAGCGCGTGTTGCTTACTAACGGCGGAGCTGACGATGTGCTGGCGCTGTGGGCATGGGAAGTGTATTGGATAGGTGCTGGTATTCATCCCGGAAGTCGACTAACCACGTGGACTGAATTTGGGTTGCTTAGCATTATAAAAACTGGGACTTATCGCCACCATGGAAGCTAGTTATGGTATGTCTGATAAAAGTAAGTTGCAAACTCAACTCGAACGCGTTATACTATGTGTAGGTGATATTATTGTCGACACGATAAGTGGCGGCGGTGGAACCTTAATTGCGCGTAGGAGACATATTGACATTGAAGAGGATGATGTTTACCTCTGGGAAATCAAGTGGTTTAACATTGCTTCTCAAGAACATGTCCCCTCTCCCATAAGAGAAGAATCGGAACTTAAGCTTTCAATTGTAGCTGGAACCTATATATTACACTCTGTGAATGGAAAAACCTTTGAGCGCTTACACATTTAGTTTAGGAAAAATTTAGTGGAAAAATTTGATCGATTGGCGGGCGAAAAAGGGCTGATTTTGAGAAGGGACATGTCCGACACTGTTGTCTCTCTTGCCGCCGCGGGCGGTGTTGCTTTGGAGGGTGCCAATGCGTGCGGGGGCTTGGTGTTTGCCGCGCTTTCTCACTGGAAGTGGCAGTGGGCTGTTCTCGACTCTCAAACTCTGAGCTACCTGCATGGAATCTCGCCGCGGTTTGATACCGCCGAGGAGGCAGAAAAGTGGATAGAGCGCGCTTCGAGATGAAAGACGTTGAGTGGTTAATCTCTATCGGTGATTTAATAAAAGTCATAACGTATTCTGTTGATGACTATGGCAAAGTCTCCTATGGGATCGTCGTTGCAAAAACGGACGAAGATCAAATGTTTCTTTTTCCCTCTGTTGATGTGTATATGTTTGGATCGAAAAAGATAACAACATATGCGGCTGGGCGTGTGGAAGTGATCTCGGGGAAATATCTCTAAGATTTATTTCAGCAGCCGGCACTTTGACTACTTACTACAGAACTTGTTTAACTATTAGGGGTGTTGTATGAAGTATTTATTTTTTGTGTTAAGTTTGCTCGGGGTTGTTTTCACCTCCACAAGTGTTGAGGCGTCAGGAACAAATATAGGCGCTGAAGTCCACCGCACCATCGAAATAAGTTCGCAGTTTAGTGAAGTCGAAACAAAAGTTCGAAACGCAGCAGTAAGGGTTATAACTGCTGAAGGCGGTCACGGATCTGGGTCGTTGATCCAATACAAAGATATGCAGCTTATTGTTACAGCACAGCATGTTGCCTCTGATTTGGTTGGAACGGTATATCGAGTCATTCGTGGCACAGAATTAAGAACCGCGGTTTTGGTATATTCAAACGAGGCGCGCGATCATGCAATTCTCTGGGTTGATTCTCCTTATGAAGACGGCGCTATTCGATGGGACCCCCGACGCGAAATCGCGCCAGTAGGACAAAGGATAACATATTCTGGTTATCCGGGTGCACACAATTTAATGACTTTTAGGGGACGAGTTGCCGGGTATGAAACAATGAGCGATGGCTCTACGAATATCTTACTACACACTTATGGTTATTTTGGATGTTCAGGCTCTTTAGTTTATGATGGGTCCGGCGAAATAGTAGGAGTCTTGTGGGGCATTGATGTGGGTCGAGGAGGAGTACCGGTAGAAAGCATGGTCTGGGTATCTCCGATACAAAACCTTAATATAACCTATGCACTGCGGTCTATCTGCAGGACGCTAGGTGATGGTCCTCGGGCATGCCGATAGAAGCGCCATCATGGCGCCGGTTCTTAAACGAAAGCAAAAATGAAGAATATGCTGCTGGAATTGTTGTGTGTCTTGACGAAAACGCGCGGTTTCTCGTTATACGACGAGGACCTAACGATGATCGAGAAGGGCAATGGACAATCCCAGGCGGACATATAGACGACGAGGACGCGTCAATCGAGTCTGGTGCGCAGAGAGAGCTTAAGGAAGAGACTAATTTACATGTAGAACTTAGTGATATGCGGTATATTGGCATGCCAAAGCCAAAAAAGTATTATTATCTGGCTTTCTCTTGGCAAGGTGAGGTGAAAATTGACATACCTAACCCCAAAACTGGTGTCATTGAACATGACGATTATAAGTGGGCAACCATTAAAGAGATAAAAGGATTGGATAATACCGAAATACCAATCTATTTATTGGAAGAAGCATTAGAATATTATAAGGAACACAAAAAATGAGATTTTTATTGGCGGCTGCAGTCTTTTTTAGTGGATTTGCATATGCAGACCCCCCTGAAACATCTGAAGATGTTGAAATACGCTATCGCGCGCGAACTGAAATTGACTTTGAGGGTGTGGATGTCGCGGGAACATTAGTTCGTCCCCAAGGATCCTTAATTCTTGATAGAAAAAAGGGTGCATTCAATCCATTGATTAGATTAAGGGAAGAATTTAACGACGAAATTTCGGATTCAACCGGATTAATTAGATAAGGTAGGAAACCTGTGGCACTTAAAGTTAGAATTGGCAAAAAACGCTCCAAATTATGCATTGCTGAGTCGAAAAAACGTGTAATTGTTGAAAATACGCTTATACAAGAGCTTGAAGAGGATGAATTAGAACACATTCGTGGCATTCTTGACAAGATGGAAGACGATCCAGACTCGGTTGCCTTCCGAGAGTTGTTTGATGATAAATTTCGTCGGATAATTGACTTTCCAACAACAGATAGCGCCACCGAGACCGGTCGATTTGTCTCTTTGTGGGATCAAATGGGTTATGACGTCAATTGGAACAAGGGTATCATCTCTGCAGAGAGAGAGCTAAAGTCAGGGACACCCGAACAAGAGCTTTTAGCAACAATGGGGTTTGGGGAAGCTCCAATAAAGAAAAAACGCAAAATTCAGATGAAAATCGGCAAATTCTTCGGTAAATTGGCAGATTTGACTGCTAAAAAGAAAGTTTTGACCGATAAAGTGCTTGATTTTGCTAAAAATAACAGAGATAAGCTCCCTACGAAGTTTGGAGCGAGATTCCCTAGGTCTGCTCGTGACATCACAGGTGAGATGTTAGAGACAGCGCTTACGCCGGAAGAAATAAAGAGATTTAATCAAATTGATAATCAACTCGACATGTATGGTGTTGACAAGATTAAATTACCAAACTTTCGTGCTACAGAGGCTGAATTTAAGGATTTACAAGCTTATTGGCAAAAAAATGCCGATTATTTGAAAAAGAACATTGAGAAACTTAGGGATTCTGACACTTACTCAATTATCCTCACAAGACACCCAATTGATGTTTTACGTATGGCAGACTTTCAGGAGTTTGCTTCATGTCATAGTCCACCCTCGCAGGGATACGGCGATGGTGAGTACTATAAGTGTGCGGTCGCCGAAGCACACGGTGAAGGTGCTGTTGCTTATGTTGTAAATACTGACGAACTTTTGGCTATGACTGATTCCGGTACAATTGATGAAGCAGAAGAAAAGATAAATACAGTTGAAGAGATTTTCGATGATAAAGTGAGAGGTGTTGAAGGACTACCTTATAGTTACTCACCTACCGGCAGACCCCTAGGCGGAACAATCATGCCTGTGTCGCGGTTGCGGTTGCGATTGGCAAAAGTAATGAGGGAAATGGGACAAGATCAATTCTTGAAAAAGAAACTTAAAGATATGTCTCCAGAGGAAGTCGAGGCGTTTAAATCGGGAGACTATAAAAACCTCCCAGCGAATTCAAAAATGAGCACAGAGATAGCTGTACCAGAGACGCGAGTTTATGGTGAGAAGCTTCCCGGCATTGGAGATCGACTATTACGCTGGGCGCAAGAACAACAAGCTGACATTATCGAAAATCTACCAAGAGCCGAAGATGGCAAGATTGATTTAAATCAAATTACCTTCTTTGGCGGGCACTATTCAGATAGTGGAGGCTTGAAGGGACTAGATCAAAGATTCCGCGACCTCATAGGATTGACGTCAAACGAGACATACGGCAAAAGCCGCCAAGATAGATCTGTGGAAGATAGTTTAGACGATGATTTGTTGTATAGTTCAAGAGAGAGGGTCCTTCATAACGAATGTGAAGAAATTGCAGACGAGTTCAACAATCTCATGAAGTATTTTACAGTTGGATTTGAGGTAATGGATGATGGGGGTGGAGATTTTTATATAAAAGTCGATGCTGCTCTAGAGTTAAGTTTTGATGATTTTGAAAGACTACCAAATGTACACCAAGCTTTCGACATCGCACAAGAAGCCATAGGACAAATGAATGATTATCCTTATTCGAGAGATGGGGTGATAAGAGATGTCTTCAATGATTACCCTAGGATCGTTAACAAACCGGGGAGTACGGGTATTCCGACGCGCTATCGGAAAATCGCTGGTGGTTCCGGAAAGACTTATAAGAATGAACCCAAAATAACTTTCTTCATAGATGTTGAGCCAGAGGGGATAGATGACCTGGAAGTGGGGTATGTGTTTGGTCCCGACGGGTTTGCATCCTTTTGTGCAGAAATCAATAAGTTTGACGACATGGAAAATGATCACGACGCATTTTCCAAGCTCTTCGAAAAGTTATTTAAGACCGAAGGTTTTATGTCCGGAGGGGCTTTTATACAGTGGGCTAATGAGCTTTCCGTAGATTCAAATCTGTATTATGAGTGGGGTTATGACGTAGGAGACTCTTACGACGGCGATCATTTCGAAAGTATAGACATTTATACAACTGACACGTATCTAGACCTCTCCGAGTATGTTGATAAAGAGAAGTTTGCAGTTAAATGGGATACCAGCGGTACTCCCATAAAAGCTTTTGTGAACAACTATCCCGTGGCGTATGTCTATCGTGCAGATGATGGCAGTTTTGAAGTAACAGAATCAGAGAACATGAATGGTTATTATGAGTCTTTTGAAACAGTTAAGGCATCTATTGAAGCAGGACAAGCAAATAATGAGTATGCTTACGACATGATCAAAAAAGTGCTTGGAAGTAGAGAGTTCTCTCTCGCGCTTAAACAAAAGTTAGTGGGACCACATTTAGATGAGTCCGGGTATTGGCCTCCCAACTGGAGTGTGAAGTATCGAGTGATGCCTTCTGATGATGGTGAAATAGAAATCCTTATCCGCATGGAGGCAGATTCTGATGCCCCTGACGGCGCCATACGTTCTATGAGAGAAACTGTCGAAGAGTGGGAAGATCAAGACGAGTTGAGAGCAGCTGTTAAAAGTGTGGTCGATGCGTCGATGAGAAAAGTAAGTCAAAATAAACAATCTAAAGATCCTCTTTCGGAAAGTAAGAGGATAGTAAATACATGGAAGGAGTTCTTAAGAACATGAAACTAATAATAGAAAACTGGCAAAAATTTATGGCTGAGGCTTATATGAGAGATTTATCTCCCGAAGAAGAAGAAAAGGCGACAAAGCTTATTGCACAGATCGGAAAAGAGTATGTCGGATATCCTGAAGAAGTACAAACGATCCTTCACCTATTGGACAATTTTTTAAGTTTAGATAGCAACGCTATGCACGATGTAGTAATAAAAGTTAATAAAGAATTAAAAGATTGGCATGCCGCTTGTTATTGGAATGATGACTGCGAATGGAACACCCAAGGAGAGCATTCCAACAAATACAGTCGAGGGCGCCCAACAAAACCGTTATTGACACAAACCGTTGACGCAGCTTTAAGGTCCCTTGCGATGGTGGCCACCGATGCGAAGGGCGGCACTATGCACAAGGCGCTTAAACGTTGAAAGCTTTATTTAAAAAACTTTATCGCGATCTTTGTTTAGTTGCAATCGGAATGAACATCAGTTTTGTTGCTATTGCTGTAATTACAAAGGAACCAAACTTAGTTTTATTAGGATCTGTCTCGGCAATTCTTTGCGGTGTTGGAGCATGGCATAACTTTCCAAAGGAAAAAGAAGAATGAAATTATTAATGGAAAATTGGCGTACGTACGTGAATGAAGAAACACTCAAGTCCGAAATGCTTGAATTGCTTACGAACAATGGAATAGTGCTCTCTGAAGAACAATTAAATGAGATTAAATGGAAAGATCTGCTGAGTAAGTATGGGACTAAAGCTGCTGTATTGGCAGCCCTAGCCTTACCCGGCGCGCCCGCCCAAGCCGGCATAGGCGATTGGTTTGGAGGAGGAGGCGCAGAATCTAGCCAAGAACAAGCAGCGCCAGAAGAAGGCCCATCTGAGGATGGAAACTCTTTCACTGCTAAATTTGAGGTAGCGGGTGATATACAACTGTCTATGCAAGCAGCAGATTCATTAGCTTTAGAGGGAGCCGCTGATAACGGTTTGCAAGGAGCAGAGGTTACTTCCAGAATGCAGTCTGGCGGCTTCATTTATTCAACGGCGTCAGTAAACTAAATATGAAACTCCTGTTTGAAAGCTGGCGAAGGTTCTATTCAGACAGACCTCGATTTGTTCTGTCCGAAGAACGCGAGGAGTTTCCCACTATGACCCCCATAGAGGGTCCGGGTAGGCAAACCCCTAGGGCAGTCGAAGAACAGTGGTTAAAAGACGCTACAGAGGGCTTAAAACCGTATGGATACTACCCCATCAAGAAGCTTGGTGAGGGACAGTACGGGAAAGTCTATCTTTCGAAGGATTTTAAGACAGAAACACCGGTTGCTGTCAAGATTGTCTCGAAAATGAGTGATAAATGGGGACGCGAACGCGATAACTACGCATTTGCTATGGAAAATGCTAGTTCTATGGACCCTAAATTTGCTGGCTATCTACCTGTAGTTTATGACATTAAGGAAGATGAATACGCTGTATACATTATAATGGAGCTTTTGGAGCCGGCACCAAAGGAAGTAATCAACCAACTTCTTGCAAGAGATAACTCTTATGACACAGATCCCGACAAAGAAAAGAGGATTTTTGCCTCTGAAGCCGCAATTAATGACTTAATTGATATGGCGTTGAACAAAATGCCCGAATCGCCTAGATTAACGATGTCCCAGATTGGATTTAAACAAGAACACATTGATGGAATCCGGCGTATAGCTCTCAATAGGTTTCTGAAAGGAGCAGTTCTTACTTCGGAAGAGAAAGAGAAACTAGATTTTATTGATTTTGCCAAGATGGGAGATCCACAGTCCGAGCGCATGCGACTCCATCGGTTGTTGGGCGCAGAGATTTATCACATGACTGCACAGGTCTCGCCGTACCCAGTAGAAATGATGGCGAGGTCAATAATAGAGATGTTAGAAGATTCAATCCACCAAGCAATCTATAAACAGATTGTTCCTATTCACCAGGCCACCAGCGTTCACAATACCACCACTTCTGGTGCTAGTGCTGGGATGTTAAGCGCTTTCCCAGAGGCAGAGGGAATTATGTCCGCTATGAAATACTTTGATAAGAGGCACCATTTTGAACCGAAAGACGTACATTTTAAAAATGTTATGATGAGACCAAAGGACGGCCATCTAGTTATTGTAGATCTCGGATTGTTTGTGATAAAGAGGTAAATGAATGAAACTCCTACTTGAACAATGGCGAGAGTATTTGAAAGAGCAAGAGACGATTGCTGTGGGGCAATGCTATCCGTTCGCTGTTGAAATGTCAAACAATTCATCAAAGTCTGAATTTGCTGACTTGTCCAAGTTCAAGGTTGTGCATGGTAGAGTCACTGATAAGTTCAGTGGCGAGAGCGTCCTTCATGCTTGGGTGGAGAAAGGAGACATAGTGTTTGATTCTCAGACGAGCCGCACAAAGCCCAATGGCATTCCCAAGGCAGATTACTATGATATATATCAGCCAGAGCCACACGAAGAATACACCGCAGAAGAAACGATACTCAAGTGTATGAAGACGGGGCACAAAGGTCCGTGGAATCGCATAAAGAGGTAAATGAATGAAACTCCTACTTGAAAATTGGCGACAGTTCTTAAATGAGTCAAAGCTCCGTGTCTTTGATTTTGACGATACGATAGCAAAATCCGATTCGAACATCCACATCACAACCGACACTGGTGACAGGATCACAATGACACCAGCCGAATACGCAACGCACGATTTTAACCCAGACTATGATTATGACTTTTCAGAGTTTGATGAAGTGATTAACCCAAGAGAGATTAAACAAATTACCAACATTGTTCGCAATGCAATCAATGCCGGCACAGAGGGGCGCGAGATTGCTATCTTGACGGCGAGGGCGGCAGGCGCAGAAGGCGCGATTCGAGATTATCTTGAGAGCATCGGGCTTGATACCTCGAAAATTACATTCGGGCTTTTAGGAGACTCAGACCCTGACGCTAAGGCAGCATGGATAGTTGACCGAATAGAGCAGGGAGTTACAGATGTATTGTTTTTCGATGATTCGGGGAAGAACGTGGAAGCTATCAACTCTTTATCCGCTCAATACCCAGAAATTAAGATCAGAGCAAGAAGGGTAAAGTATGCCGAAGACGTGGCACAGTAAGTCTGTGACAAAAAACTTAGCGAAATAAACAATACATTTTTTAGCTAATATTCAAGAAACCAGTGAAAACCGAGACCAGTTAACATTTGGAATAAATGACTTATAGCAAATGACTTGCTAACCACTATTTATCATTGTATGCCATGGCGCGGGAGGCTGTTTTATTATGCAAGATGATAATGGGTGGGATCAATACTCAAAACTAGTTTTAAAACAACTAGAGACTCTTTCTCTTACTATCGAGGATTTGAGATCAGAACTTCAAGACATAAAAGAGAAATTGGCTGAACTGCGTGTGCGAGAAGAGAGAATTGAAGATATACGTACGTGGAAAAACAAAGTAGACGAAGTTGTTTCACCCACTCAGCTGAGCATGTATATCAAAGAGATAGAAGAGCTTAAAATATTTAAAACCAAGGCAATTGCTGTATTTGCTACTGTTCAATTTATAATGGCTATAGCAATTGCTTGGCCAAAACTATTCTAAAATGGCGTGGGATAATGTTGACGCCAAGAAGTTTAAAGTCTTAGTTAAACAAATCTCTGGCACTATAAAGGACGCCGACGGTGCACTGACACCCTTTCACATAATTAAGGGAACTGGTGAGATTTGGTGTTTTCAACCATCTACGAAACAAGTTGTGAAGCTATTTCGAGGCAAAGATATCTATATTCTAGATTTTGGAACAGAAGAAGATGAACAATGTCTGGCCATGTCTTCAGATGGTATTGTTTTTGTGATCGATAAAGACGAGATAGAAGAAATAGGCTTTAATTAATGTTGTTTACGTTTAATAACGCACCTTGGAAATATCTACTTGTGTGTTGTGGTTCTTGGGGATTATACGCCCTTTGTGGTTTTGAATTCACAGTTATCACCCTTTTATCCCTTAGTATAGTCAATGTGAATCCAAAAAGATGAACTTTTTTATTTCCAATAGAAAATTGTGCGCTATTTATGACACATATGAGACTTGATAAAAGAAAGACAAAAACTCTAATTCCAAATGAGCCGGCAATGCGTGGAAAGACGCTTTATATACTGTACAAGTATGATCTTGAGAGTGAGGAGTTAGCTTCCGATGGCCCATTTTTAAGCAAAGACGAAGCTTATGAAAAAATGAATTCTTTTCTGCAGCAAAAGGTTTGTTCATGGGTTGTCGTCTATAATGGATGAGAAACCGGTTTTTGGAGAGTTATCTGCCGAAAATTTAGAAGTTGGCGATATTGTAGAATGGAAAAAATGGTGCTATAAGGTGCGTGAATGGCAGCCTCACTATGGAGTGATTACTAGCATCAAAAATGAGATAAAAGGTAATCGAATGGTGTCGATTTCAAATGTGATGCCCCTTTCTAATAGTAATCAGGTTGAGGTGGAGTTCTTTACCCCTAGCTTAAAATTAGTGTCAAAAGTGCAGAGGTCTGATCAAATAAACCCAAAGTTTGTGGAAAAGGGGTGAGTTGTAACTATTTATACTAGTAGTTTACAATACTCTATAATCTTGACTTGGTTTGTTTCTAAATGATCGATATTATCAACCCTATGATTAAAAGATTTCTTCCTTATGCACAAGAGAAGATGGGTTTTAATGAACCTCCAAAATTATTCCTCAAAGGTTCTGCGGAGAACGCAGAAGATCCTTTAGGAAAGACAGCTTTTTATGATCCCGCGGCAAAAGCAATCACAGTTTTCATAACAGGGCGCCATCCAAAAGATATCATGCGCTCTATTTCTCACGAATTAGTACATCATGCACAAAATTGTCGTGGGGAGTTCGACTGCCCCGGGGAAATGGGAGCAGGATACGCTCAAACCAATGATCATTTGCGAAATATGGAGCGAGAAGCCTACGAAAAAGGAAACATGTGCTTCCGAGATTGGGAAGATAGCATAAAGAGTACTATTTATTTTGAACATCTACAAAAAGGAGACAGTAGAATAATGTCTACAAAACAATGGAAGAACGGAGAACTCAAGGGTCTCCTTTCAGAAGCCTGGGGTCTAAAAATGGATCTTAGCAAATTAAACGAAAATCAGGATTTTGCAGCTGCGCATCGCACGGCTGGAGTATCATTAGAGGAATCAGAAGAACTTGAAGAAGGTGATACTGGTGCTTCTAAAGGCGATAAGGGTAAGGATAAAGATGACCCAGAAGCCAAAGATTACACCGACGGCGGTGACCGCAAAGGTGATGAGTCCAAGACCCACCCGGGTGAAAAGGATTATACCACCAAGAAGGGCGACAAAACAAAGAAAGGCGAAAAGGCTTTCGAAGATCCCAGCAAAGGCGAGAAAATCACGACTAGTGATAGCGACAAGCGTGGATCTAAGAAAGGCGATGAGGCTTATAAAAACGAGGGCGTCGAAGCACGATTGCAAGAGATTGTAAAGCACGCTGTTAAACAACTTAAGGAGAAGAAAAATGGGTAAAAAATGGAAAAGATTGCTTATTGCAAGAAGAAATGCAGCTAAAGCAGTTGTGGAAACTGTACAAGAAGAACAACCTGTCGCCAAACCAGAAAAGGCGGTTGTACCGGCTGCTGATGAAGCGGTGGAGAAGAGACAATCTATCAAAAAAGCACCAAAAGTAAAAAAAGCCTTTAAACCCAAAAAGAAGTAAATAAACGATGTCGCTAGATAAAAATTGGAGTGACTTTATTTTAGGAGAAGGTGTAGATAGGAATATCTTTACTTATCTTCACGGGTTGCAGGAAATAATCACAGCAATTAAGCCTCGTTCTATAACAGAGGAACACCGCTTAACTTTAGCTAAACAACATATTAAAGAAGTTCGTCGTTCTGCTCGTAAGATGCAAAACGAAATGAAGTTGTTGGAAGAGAGGCTGAATATCTTAGAAGAAAGTTTAAACGAGGGAAAATAAATGCCCACACTTTTAAAAGAAGGCAGTGCCAACACACACCTTACTCACCTCGAAGAGTTAGTTCTCACGCAAGGTCCAGCCGGCTATAAAATGGCCCGGGCATTTCTGTTAGAACTTCTTGAAACCCTAAAGGGGAATTCTAAATCGCATGTGCAAACATCTGTTAAATGGGATGGAGCGCCGGCGATGTTTGTTGGTATCAACCCCGAGAATGGTAAGTTTTTTGTAGGAACTAAATCAATCTTTAATAAGGTTCCTAAAATTAACTACACTGAAGAGGATATTGTCAGAAACCACGGGCATGCACCCGGGCTTGTTGATAAATTATCGAAAGCATTAAAATATCTCCCTTCCCTTGGGATCAAAAATATTCTGCAGGGTGATTTCATGTTCGATGATGAAATGCTCGATGTTGTTCAAATAGATGGAGAACCACACTACCGCTTTAAGCCAA